CGGGTCATTATTTAACTCCGTAAATTAGTAATTGAGGACTATTGACAAAAGTTGATGTGCCATTGCTCGAGAAAAAGGTTATTGAAGTAATGGCTGCGGAAGTCGCTTCATTTGCCCCCCAAGTTTGTGCAAAACCTTGATTTGCCGCAGCGTTGAAATAATAAGTCATTTCAACTGTTGGTCGCTTAGTCGTTGAATTAGGCAAAGTAATTTGCCCCCATACATACGCACTTGTAGTATTGTCATAACCACTAACGCTGCTAATCGCGGAAACAGATGTACCTTTAGTAAAAGCATTATCTCTGTCTCTATTGTTGTAACAATAATTTGCAGATGTAGTGCCATTGAGTCTAGTTAATAATGGTGTTGAACCACCTGTAAAAGCCATTTGGCTGATTGTAAAATAAAGGTATGTGTAACCTGTTGGTGTGATGTTAACTGTTGTGGTTGTGCCTGAAAGTGTTGTGGTGCTGAGTAAAGTCATACCACCGCTTGCAGGCGCAGCCCATTTCAATCCTGTGGCTGTCGTTGAGTCTGCTGTGAGAACTGTGTCGTTCGCGCCCACGCCGATTCGCGCATCAACTGTTGTAAATGTAAAAAGATCACCTTTGGTTGTTAGTGGTGTTACATCTGCCGTTGTTGTCCACTCTGGCACACCTGCGCCTGAAACGGCGAGAACCTGTCCCGATGTACCAATTGGCAAACGGGTGTTTGTGTTTGCCGTTGATGATGAATAAGCAAGATCGCCAAGCGTCGTGCCTGGTTGCAATGCCTTCAGTCGTGTGTCAACGCCTTGCAATGCAACGTCGAAATCGGCTGGCAAATCCGTAACCAGGTCGCTCGACGTAGGAAGAACAAAACCGTAATTCGTGGTTGGGTTCGCCATGTGTGTTTCTCCTTTTCTAAGCCACTATTGTGGCATTTGCCCAGTCTAAAGTCGGCGACACGCTTGCCCATGTTTCAGTGACTGGCACGTCATTCCAACGCATTGCCTGCAATGAATAAGCCAACGGCGACAACAATAAAGTGACGCTTAAACGGTTATAGGAAGCCTGGAAAGACCAGCCTTCAACAAAACCTTGAAACGTACCCGACGCCATGTTTAGCGGCAGATTGTTCAGGGCAATTGCTTCACCCATGAAAATGTTGATTAGGTTGTCACGATCGGAATTGTCAATTTCAGGGTTCGTCAGGTCAAATGAAATTTCGCTAAAAATTGGTTGTGGTTGGGCACGCAATGACAAATAAAAATTTGCCTGGGCAGTGGCGTCAGCTGAATCGTGAAGTGTCGTCTCAATAATTTGACCAAGCGTGCCGTAAAGTGAAATTGAAGCAATGTCGCTGGCACTGACTTCGTATTGTGAATTTGCCCCGTATTTAATTGTTAGCGCATTGCGTACGTCGCCCACACGGGTTTCAATACGCAAACCCGCTGCACGGGCATGATTGGCGTCAAGGTCAACATAACCGTTTGCTGAAAGGTAAGTCGTGCGGTGGGTTGAATCTGCATAACCAATGCGACCCTGAGCGTCTTCGTAAATGTAACCTAGCCCCGAAGTGGCAAGGGCTGCAACCAAACTGTAAGCGTCAATTGAACCCGCACCGCTGCCACGCGCTGAAAGGTCATAATTGCCTGGGCGGTCAATTTCGCCAATGCCTGTATTGCCAGCATTTGCCCATGTGACGGTTGGGTCATAGGTTGCCCAAGTCAACGCCCCTGGCACTTCAGCCCAAGTTTGAAACAAAACCGACTGAAGCACTTCATAAATTTGGTCACCGTCAAAATCGCGTGGCAATGGGTCTGTGAAAATAGATTTTGGCAAACGTGCCAATGCGCCCAACGCCGTGATCGAATAAGTCTGCGTGAACATGGTTGTGCCTACGTCACGCACTTCCAAACCAATGTCAACGACGTTGCCGCCAAAAATCGCAACAAATGTCCCTGAAGTGTCTTTGACGGAAACGCCTATCGTGGAATTGATGTTGACGGGGATTGCGGTTTGGTTCACGTCCAGCAGCTGAAGATTGACATAACCCGCTTGCGCCTGTTCATAAATGTTTGTGCGACCACTGCGAATTGTAAGGTTTGCCAAAACTGCGTCGGTGTATTCAACCCCGTCAATTTCAACCAACCAAATGGGTGACCACTGCGTCATGTTAAATCGCCACCAGGTTGGTCGCGCCGCCTGTTCCGCGATAGTAGGAATTGTTCAAGGTGTCAACGATCGTGCGGGCAGTGCCTTCCTTGTCGAATGCACCCGTTACGGTCAGGTTGATTGTTGTGCCCAAACCAAGCCGTTCAGAATTGGCACGATCTGATAGTCCACGCGATTCAGGCGAACCAATAAAACCACCGCTGACCGTGGCTGCTGCTGCGCTTGCTGCAACCCTTGCCGCAGTTGCTACGCCCCCACCGCTTGCGCCTGATGTCGCGCCGCCGCCTGACGGTGCTGAAATTGTTGGAATTTTTGGCACTGACGTTGAAACCGTTGGTGTCTTTATTGACGGCACGCTGACCGTCGGTGTCGAAATCTTTGAAACATTTGGCAAAAATGGAATGGCGTTGTAAGCCGAAATCAATGCGTTGATTCCAGCAACCGCCCCGGAAATTAAACCGTTCAAAATTTTCACCACTCCTGCAATGACGTCAATGACGCCGCCTGCAATTTTGCCTGCAACCTGTAAAGCCCCGCCCAACACCGTGCCAATGACGGGTGCAAGATAGGTCGCAATGTAACCGCCAAATTCTTTGAATGTGTCAAGATTGTCACCGATTGCGTCGCGGACATAACCAAACGCTTTGACCAAACCGTTGATGATCGGCGTGAAAACATTGGTAATTGTTTTGCCAACGGTTGTGATGACGCCGCCCAAACCGTTGCCGTCTAGGCTGAAGGCGTTCGAAAATGCGTTGATTGCTGGCAATGCGTTTTGATTGATGAAGTTGATTACCTTTTCAAGAATAGGCAACAACGCAAAACCGATTGTTTCTTTTGCTTCGTCGAAGGCGACCTGCATGCGTGCAATTCGTCCCGCGTATGTGTCAGCGTTACGGGCAGCAGCCCCACCAAATAAATCTGAAAGGCGATCTTGCACCGCAGTGAAATCCATTGTTTTTAATTCAGCAGCTGAAAGACCGATTCCTAATTTGCCTAGCGCAGCCGTGTTGCCGTCATACGCCTTGCCCAATGCGTTGGCAACTGTTTCAAGCGGTTTGCCTGTTGCAGTGGCAACGTCTAGCGCGGTTGCAAGTAAGTCTTGCGCCTGGGTGATGTCTCCCGTTGATCGAACCAGGCGACCCAATGCTGGACGCAATTCGTCGTCAGCAACACCAGTGGCAAGCGACATTTGAAGAATGGATTGTTCAGTGGCTGCAATTTGTGCCTGTGTCGCGCCCGTAGCGTTTTCCAACGCCAATGCCAATTGTGTCTGTGCCTTCTCGTCTTCAATGGCGGCTTTGACGCCTTCAACACCGATTTTGATTGCGTAAGCACCAGCGGCTGCGGCTGCGGCTGCAAACGCCGCGCCGACCATTTTGCCGACCTTGCCCATTTTGTCGCCGAAAGTGTCAACGTCATTGCCTGCGGCTTTCAGCGATTTGTTAAGGTTGTCAACGTCGCCAAGAATGGAAAGTTTAAGGGTGCGACTGCCAGCCATTAGTCAAACTCCTTCACAACTTTGACGAATGCGTTTTCCCAACGCTTGACGATTTCAGGTTGGATTCTGCGCAATGTCGGATAGATAAACCAGCCACGCGAACCGCGACCTTCACGACCTGACCACACTGGAAATTGCTTTTTTGTGTTCGAACCAAATTCGTTGCCTGCCCACAATTGTTGCGTTGTGCCGCCGCCTGAAAACTTTTGCGCTGCAAATCCGTAGCTGATTTCACCAATTTTGGAAGACTTCGAAACCTTTGCACCCGTGGCAATTCTGACTTTCGCAGTTTGATTTGTGTTACTGGTCGCCGCTGCGTCAATGACGCTTGAACGTACATAGTCAGCCAATTCGCTGCTGATGACTTTTGCCTGGTTGGTTGCTTCTTCGTCCATTGCTTTGAATGAACGGGTTATGGCGCGCAATTCCGCTTTGTCATAACTGATCGCGTCAGTTGCCATTTGCCCGCCTTTCTAAAATTTCAATGACCGTCAAAATGTCTTCGGCACTTTCAAATTCGCTGGGCGGTAGCCCCGTTGCCAGGGCTACTTCCCAAACGATTCGGCTTAGGCTTCCGACTGGGTGGCTTTTGGGTTTGCTTCACCGACGATCACTTCGGAAATGGTTTCCGTCCATGCTTCGATTGGCTTGACTGGTTTCCCAGCGGCTTCGCGCTTCATGGCGTGATAAGCGAGAAAGACTAAATCGGAAATTCCGATTTTCTCTTGCGCCTGGGCAATTGTGTTGCCCGTTTGCTTTTCCCATTTAACCCACTCAGGTGGCGCAGCCGTGTATGTGATCTGCGTACCGTCGTTGTATTCAATTGTTATTGGTAACTTCATTTTGTCTCCCGATTAGTTGTTTTTAGCTGAATGTTTCAGTTGGTGTTCCAACTACGATAAATGATAGGTCAACGGTCTGCGCGTCAGGTGCTGACCCGCCGACTGCTGGAAATACTGGCATGACATTGAACGCAAAAACCGCACCAGTCACCGCAGTCAGTGAAACCGCCAATGTTGTGTTTGGTGCTGATTCGCACGCTGACCATAGTGCTTCGCACAATGAACCAGTCGCGCCCCAGTCAGCAAGCATTGAAACGTCGAATGTCCACTGGTCGTCAATGTGCTTGTAAGCCTTGCCGTCAAGTGTTTGGTAAGTCTCGACTGTTGGTGAGTTTGCTAGGACTGCGCTGGTCGCCTGCGCGTCATAGTTAACGGTTGCAATGGTCACGACTAAATCGCGACCCGTAATGATTGTCGTTGGCATTTTGTCCCCTAGGTTGTCTGTGTGTAGTACGTTGAAACGTTGATGTCAGCAACCAACATGGGCGACTGACCCACTTCAAGAACCGTCGGCTTTTCGATCTGTCCAACAACGTATCCTGCGGGCATTGCCGCAAGAATTCCCATGATGAGTTTTTCCAGGTTGTCTAGTGAACCTGCGTTGCTATTGGAAGCAACAATTGCAGTAATTGCAAAATTGATTTTGACCTGTGTTTTTGCCTTACCGATTAACACAACTTCCATGTACGGTGAATCGGGCACAATTACAATGGCTGGTGGAATGGGCGACTCTGGAACGGACGCGTAGCAGGTCGCCGATAACGCGCTGAATGCGTTGGCTAAGGCTGCGCGGGTTTCGGAAACGGCATTGGCTGGCACTTATTGAACGACCGTTTCAACGTCCAGGTACGGCATTAGCAAGGTCGAAACGCGGTTGGTCAGGCTGCGCCCCATACGGTACGGCGTTGAAGTGAAATCCACGCCTTCAATCTGACCGCCTGCGGCAACGCGTGACTGAAAGACTTCAACGCTAACTGCCAAAATTGCAGATTCAATTGGGGCACTGTTTGCGTACAAATCAGCTGCGGAATAGCCTGAAAGTGTTGCAGTGCCTGTTGGAATTATCTCGCGCAATGTGACATTTGTTGAAGTCAATGCAGCGGTGAAATAATACGGTGTTACGGTCACAACTGTGTGGGTTGCCGTGAATGGTGCAGGCAAGCCAGCAACAATGACTGATTGACCAGCAACAAAATGGTGTTCGCGTTGCGTGTAAAAATAAGCAACGTTTGATTCTAGTTTGTAAGCGTTAACGGCTGAAGTGTTTGCAAC